AGGGCAGAAGTTTAAGCGCTCTGAGATGTCATTCAATTGGAAAGGTCAGCTAGTACACACAGCAACAGAGTTTGAGCCAAAGCATCCTCAGCTAACAATAAGAGGGCGCAAAGAGCATATTGCGGTAACAGATGGCACGCGAACACAATCAGAAGATCCACCCTTACTCGATCCTTCATTTGTAGCAGGTAGCTAAAATGCCAGCAGTTTTGACAGCCACAGCCTTAGACATTGTTAACGCAGCTTTGAGGTTGTTAGGAGAGAAAGACGGCGACCAGCCACCCAGCGCAAACGAAACCCAAGACGGTTTAGAAGCACTCAATTATCTAGTTAAAAGTTATCAGGCTCAAGGCTTGCACCTTTGGACAAAAACAGAAGGCGTCCTATTTCTTGACGCTGGCAAAACTGATTACCTGCTAGGCCCAAGCGGTGACGAAGCGACCAACGCTGATGACTTTATAAGCACAGACATAGCCGTTGCCGGTATCGCCACAGACAGAACGCTTACGCTTGATTCCACAACAGGCATGACTGGCGCGGATGACATCTTATCAAGCGACCCTTCAGAGTCTACCCAGGGTTGGACTGCAGTTGGTGGCACTATCGCAATTGTGGCTACCTCGCTGGTTGTATCCAATGCAACCCCTGTAGCGGGAGAAGCAGAAAGAACAATTTCAGATTTGGTGCCAGGTAGAACGTACAGAGTTAAGGCAGGATTTACCAAAGGCACATCTGTATCGGTAACGTATTCAATAAAAGACGGGGCAACCACGTTAGACACTGAAACGTTGTTAGCTACAGGAACATCATATTTAGAATTCATAGCCGCACAAACCAGCCATACATTTGAGATATTGAACGGTGACACGGCAGCAACAAACGACACCACCACCACGTCAATAGAAATCTTTGACACAACCACCGGCGATTTTATAGGCGTTAGGCTAGATGGTGGCACGCGCCAATGGACAAAGATAATCGAAGTTCTAAGCGCAACACAGGTGTTTAATGTAAACGCGCTTGAAGATTCAGTGGCTATCGATAACTCAGTGTTTACATTTAGCGACTTAATACCGCGACCTGTTAGGTTGTTACAGTTACGCCGTGACATGGTTGGCACAACTGATGAGATTGAGGCAGGACAATGGTCACGTGAAGAATATTTTGCGCAGCCTGACAAGACCAGCCAAGGCACAATAAACAATTGGTATTACTCACCACAGCTTACTGAAGGCCGTGTTTATATTTGGCAGACAGCCAATGACGTTGATCAGATAGCGCGTTTTACTTATGAGCGCCCGATTGACATCTACGATGACACCACAGATGCACCTGATTTCCCATCAGAGTGGTTCAGGACGTTAAAATATGCCCTAGCTGTTGATATGGCCCCTGAGTACACGATAGCCCAAGCCAGGCTTGATAGGCTTACAATCAAGGCATCGGAATTGCTGGAAAACTCTCTAGGCTTCGACTTTGAGCCAGATTCAATGTCAATGCAGCCTGATTTGGGGAGGTCTTAATGCCACGAACAGCGCTACCTTTTGCTGATGGATTCTATCAAAGCCAATCACGCACCTTACTGGATAAGCGAGTAGTAAACCTCGTGCCGGTAGTGCCTGAAGCTGACGCACCATCTAGGAAAGTGCTAGTGCATACTGATGGTATTACCCAGTTTGCTGATGTTGGTGAGGCAAACAGCAGGGGTGTGATCCGTTTCAGTGATGGCATACCCTACCGCGTTATAGGAAACTCCCTTTACTCGTTTGATTCAGCTGGCACAAAAACAAATCACGGCACCATTACCGGCACTGCCGATGTGGGCATGGATTCAAATGGTATTAATATTGCCATCGTTGATCCAGAAGGTGACAGCTATTTCTTTACACCAGCAACCGGCATTCTCGAATCAAATAACGGGGCTGTATTTCTGAGCTTCGGACAGGCTACCAGTGTTGCATTTAAGGATGGTTATTACATATACACCACAGACTCAATATTTTTTACAAGCTCAGTAAAAACCGTTAATGATGGTAAGGACTTCAACGCCTTAGACTTTGCTGATGCCGAGATAAACCCAGATATTATTATTAAAGCTTTTAACGATCATAACCAAATGTATATCCTTGGGTCGGACATAACCGAGGTATACAGGACAATTGTAACTGAAGGCTTTCCACTTCAGAGAATTGCAGGCGCAGTGATACCCAAGGGCTGCGCAGCAAGGAACACAGTCATACCTTTTGATAGCTCATTTCTATTCATGGGTGGTGGAAGTAACGAACGCCCTGCAATTTATAGAGCTGTTGGTTCAGGTGTTCAGCGAATATCAACAAGATCAATTGAACGGATTATCCAAGCATACCCACAAGCCACAATTGCGGCAGCTAGGGCGTTTTCATATTCAGTAGATGGCAGTTACTTTGCATGTTTCGAGATTGGCAATAACACGTTTGTCTATGATCAAACAGCCACATCGTTGACCGGAAAACCGTCATGGCATGAGCGACAAAGCGGCATTACTAATGCTACAGGCTTTCAAAAGTGGCGTGCTATTCATGGCATAGAAGCTTACGGTAAAATCCAGGTTGGTGATGATCGTTCCGGTCTTGTCGGTGAGCTTGATCCAGACGTGTACAAAGAATACGGCAATCCTATTGAGAGATTTTGGACAACTAAACCATTTCAGGCTGATGGCGATCCAATATTCTCGCATGAATTGGAGTTGTACATGGAAACCGGATTAGGAAATGACGATGTTGAAGATCCTGTTATTAGGCATGATTATTCTGATAATGGCAGCCGTACATTTACCGACGAAATAACCAGATCATTAGGCAAGAAGGGCGAATATACAACGCGGGTTAAGTGGAAGCGCAAAGGCCGTTTTCCTAATACTAGAGTGTTACGGTGGAAGACAACCGCACCAGTGCCAATAAACGTCTTCGGTCTGTATGCAAATGCGGAGGCTACCGGCAGTGGTTGAAATTATAAAAGTAACGCCACCGCTAAGAGCTGAGCCAGTATTCAATGAATTTGGTTTCTTTTCTCTGCGTTGGGCTGAGTATTTTGAAGAGACAGCCGTCTCTATTAATTCCGTGCAGGAAAATGAAAGCGTATTTGAATCATTGAATCCTGGCGCAGCCGCTCAAGGCCAGCAAGCAAAGCAAATTGACAACCTTGAGCTAATCAGCACTATTAATCAAAATTCAGCAGCAATTGCATCATTAAACAAAAAGATAAAAGACTTGGAGTTATTGGTTTCATTGGCTCCAAACTTGTCAGGATTTGCAAAGCAGTTAACCGTGATAGCTGTCAGCGCAGATTATACGAGCGTTGGAAATGAGATTATTATCTGCACAAACACGATACCGATAACGATTACGTTAAGCGCAACGGCGAATAATTTGGATGAAGTGCATGTTAAACGACAAAACACAGGATTAGTCACGGTGGCTGGTGCGATTGATGGAAGTCCTTCATTAGTTATTGTTTTCCAGTATGACTCGCCATCCCTGATTTATACGACTGACGCTGGGGAGTATTCGATAATATGAGTAATTTCGGTGCGAAGAATTTTCTACTAGAAATTTCAAAAGGGAATGTTCCTGGCCATAGGATTTTTACTGTCTTAAGCAATAAAGCGGTACTTACAGCCAAGGCGGATATTTGGGACGTGGCCGGAAGCCTTGTTTATCCGGTTGGTGCAGAGACTCTTGAAATAATAACGACGGGAAATGACACGGCTGCGGGTACAGGGGCGCAAGAAGTCACTATAGAGTATTTAGATACTTCTTATGTGACACAGACAGCCACAGCCGCAACAAACGCAGGCACTCAAGCGATAACTACAGTTAACTTTTTCAGGCTGCAGAGGATGATTGTAAGCGCTGCAGGGACGGGCGGAGCGAACGAGAACGACATAGATATACAGGTAACCGGCGGCGGGAACATAAGGGGCCGCATGTTAGCTGGGAACAATCGAACATTTGCATCGTTCTTTACTGTTCCAGCAGGCGAAATAGCCATACCTGCATTGCTTTATGCGGATTCGAAGAAAAACGATGACGCTGACTTGACGTTCGTGTCTACAGTTGGCACGGGTGGTATTTTCTATCCTATTTTTTTGGCGTCAGTTTATCAAAATACTGTAGCACTTCC